GAAACCTCCTCGCTGAGGGTTTTGAGCCGCTCGGTCTCCCGCCTGATCTCCTCGGCAGATTGGGAGATGTTTTCTGCCTTGGCATCTATCTTGGCGAGAGTGTCTACCGCCACATCGGACGGCTTGGGTGCCTCGGTGGGGGACGAATCCCTAGAGAGGGACTCGGTGATGACCCCGATTGAGAGAGCCTCCCTGACGATCCTAGTGTCCTTCTTGATGCCCATGGCATCGTTCTTGATGCTCTCGACCGAGTCCTCCGTGTGATCCACCACGGAGTTGAGGGTCACCGAGGATGTGCCCGTCGATGGCTTGGGCTCCACCACGGTCGGAACGGTCTTGCATGAGGCGAGAACGCCGAGAATCGTGAACAGGACGATGATGCCGATCCTTTGGAAGTTCAAGGGTTTCATGCTTTTACTTATGGATCGACCCTAAACATAGGCATGCCTCGCCGAACAGCCACAGTCAAGCCGCAGCGTCCGAAGAAGTCCGCAAAGCCGTTGTCCCCGTCCGACAGACGGAGCAAGACATCCGTGAAGAAGCCGAAGCCTCCGATGGCTCCGAGGAAGCCACGACCCTAGGAGACGGGATCGACCCTGTAGGCATCGAACACGAAGTTCACCGTGCCGTAGATCGGGGTGGGGTCCGTCTCGCTCTGCGTAAGGGTGAACCCTGAGATCTGCGTCGGGATGAGGTTGGAGAAGGTCATCATCAGGACGGGGTTCTTCTTGTTGTTGAGGAAGAACAGTTTGCCGTGGTTCACATTCCCCTTGTACTCGGGCACGATTTCCCTGAAGTCCCTGTACGGAACACCCGACCGCTGCCATCGGACGATCTCCATGTAGTTGCTGAAGTCCTCGCTGACGATGAACCTGAGCGACAGGTCCGATGGCGACCTTCCGCCAGGGAACTTGATGTCGTTGGCGGCGAACAGGTGGTTGAGGACCACGGGATTGGAGGAAAGGCTCGGCGTGGTGACCGAGGTGCAGAAGTAGGTCACCCCCTGCACCTTCTCGCAGACGAACCTGTAGTTCGTCGCCATGGCGAGGTTGGTGTTGATGGGGTTGTTCCCGAGGGCACCGAAGTCGGTCAGTTTCGGGAACCAATCCTTGAGGTCGGTGGTGGACATCAGGGCTCCTTGATGTCGTAAGCGGTGAACTGAAAGGTCGCATCGCAAATGAGCGGGGCGTTGTCCGAAACGCTTGAGTTCATCGGCATGCCAGCAAGGCTTGTGATCATCAGACCATCGAAGAGGACCCGAGCGACGGGGTTCTTCTTGTTGTTGAGGATCAGCAACTGACCCGAGTCGGTGATGATGTTCCTCAGCCTAGAGTCGGATTGGTCCTTGAAGAAGCCGTAGTAGTTGAGGCTCTTGTTGAACCAATCAGCCATCTCAAACCAATTGCTGAAGTCATCGTTGACGATGAACTTGACGGAGAGGTCCCCGTGGTCGATCTTGTTACCGAAGAACTTGAGCGAAGGGGACAGAGGAACAGGCACCTTGATCGGCTCCATCGTGAGCGACGGAAAGGTCGCCTCGGTGCAGAAGTAGATCCCCGTGCGGATCTTGGGGATCATCAGCCTGAAGTTCGTGCTGAACGAAGGGTTCGTGTTGATGGGCTGACGGTTCAGGGGACTGAACTTGATATCGTCAGGGACACGGGGGAACGGTTCCATCGAAGTATGTATCCAAATGACAAGGGGCGAGGTCTTTCGACCCCGCCCCCATGAGTTCCCTGCTACGACCGATCAGAAGAGGTTCGTGACCTTGACGATGCGGTAGTAGATGTTCTTGCGGGTCGCATTGGTGTCGTAGGGGTCAGCCACCGACAAACCGTTGTTGATCGTCGCAAACGGATTGTTGACCAAGCCGTAGCGAGTCTTGAAGCCGATCTTCGGCTGGAAGGACTGCTCACCGACCGCACGGACCATTTGCAGCGGCACATACGGGCAGTAGAACATACCCGCATCGTAAGCCGACGAGCCCTTGTAACCCGCCATGAAGAAGTCATGCGAGGTGGTCATGGACGAGTACGGATCGATGTACACACGCAACTTGCCGTTGAGGACACCTGCGAAGGTGTTGCCCGTGTCATCCACATTGAGGTTCGTGCTGAGGGCAGGGGCGTAGTCGAGGACACCCGCCATCGACAGAGCCGAGGCGACATCCGACGAGCAGACGATGAAGTTGCCCTTGCCACGGCGGGTTTCCTTGGCGATCTGATTGCACTCACGCTCAATCTGGAAGAGGAGACCCTTGAACTTCTCAACGCTCCAACGACCGTTGGAATCGACATTGAGGTCGAAGACACCCGTGGTTTGGGTCGTGCCGCTCTTCGCACCCAACTTGGCGTTGGCGTAGATGACACGAACGACCTCACGGTTGATCTCGGCGAGGATTTCGCTCGACAGGATGTTGGCGAGTTCCGTCTCAGCGTCGAGACCGTGGATCGCCTTGAGATCCTGTGCGAGTTCCATCGTGTACTCAGCCTTGAGGGCACGGGTCTTCGCTTCGACCGTGGTCTTCTCAATGCTGAATGCCATCTGCGGGAACGGATTGTTCGCCGAGTCGCCGAGGGCTTCACCGCCGTAGGTGCTGAAGCCCTTAGTGCCCTTCACGCCCGTCGCCTGAGCGAGGGTGCCCGAGCCGAACGGATCCACACCGCTGATCTCAAACGGATCGGTGTTGTAGTTGCCTTGAGCCGTCGCACCCGTCGAGCCCGAGCCACCGAAAGCGGTGTCAGCCTCTTGGTAGAGAGCCTCAGGACCCGTCTGATTGATGTAGCGGCTGCGCATGGCGAAGATAAGTCCCGTAGGACCGCTCATCGGCTGAACGCCGCAGATGTCGTAGGCGATGAGGTTCGGCATCGCACGACGAACGAGGCTGATCAGGATCGGGTCCCAACGAGCCACATTGCCGCCGCTTTCCTGACCAATGGTGGCAGCACCGCTGAAGTTGGTGGGCGCAGCCTCACGGAGGTACTGCTCCTGATTCTCAAGGAGCATGGTCGTAACCGCCTTGCGGTACGGGTCCTTGATCGGCTGCAAGTCAGCGTGTTCAAGGATGGGTTGCCACTTCTTCTGAAGGGCCTCGGAAATCGTCAGTTCCATTTTCTCTCTTCTCCCTTGTTTGAAAGGTTGTTGTATTTAGTGCAGCGGCTGTTTACCGCTTGGAAATCCTGCGCAGCGTGTCGGCGTAGACCTTCATGGACTCGCTGACAAACTGAGTTTGGTCTTGGTTGGAAGCGGGCTCCTCATTGATGCCCTCCTCGACGGTGGCGGCGGTCTGCTCGGTGAGGACCGCCTTCCTGCCCTTGCCGTTGAAGTAGGACTCCCTGATCACGCCCAACTTGTTGCGGACATCTTGCTCGTCGCTACCGAGGGTGACTCCCTCGGCGAGGGTGCGGAAACGCTCCTTCTGCGAAAGGGTCATGTCCTCGGACAACTCATCGATGATCCTGTGGCGACGGAACTCGTTGACCTGCTCGGCGAGTTCGATGTTCTTGCGCATCTCCTCGTCAAGGCGGGTCTTCAGTTGGTCGGCGGTCTCAGCGAGTTGGTCGGCGATGTCGATCTTCGACTCAGGAACCATGATGTCATGCTCGTTGAAGAGGCTGCGGAGACCCTCCATGAACTGCTCGGCGACCTCGGTGCGGATGCCCTTCTCGACGGCGAGACGGTTCTCCTCAAGCCACTCGTTCACGACATACGAGAGGTACGAGTCCAACTGCTCGGTGAGGGCGGTCTTGTTCTCTTCGATCTCGCTGACGAGGCGGTTGTTGTACTCCTCCTCAAGTTCGGTGCGGATCGCCTCGACACGCTCGTTGATCGCCGCCTCAAAGATGGTCGCAGCCTTGTTCTTGAAGTCCTCGGTGAGGTCCTCGCCGTCGAACATGGCATCCATGTGGGAGTCGATCTCCTCACGCATCGCCCTCTTCGACTTGACGCTAGCCATCAACTTCGACTTGGAGTCGCCGCTACCTGCGCCGACATCGACAGGCTCGGGAACGACAACGCCGCCGCCCGTGCCGTCCTTGTAGAGACCTGCGTACTTGCCGCTACCTGCACCCGTCTTCGATGCGTTGGCGACACCCTTCGATGCGGTCGGTGCAGCGGAGACCGCTCCACCACGCTTGGCGGAAAGATTGGTCATCTGCTTGGTCTTGGCATCCTCTTCGTCAAGGGGGGTCTCCTCCTCGGTGACCTCGTCCTCGTCAAGGATGATTTCTTCGACTTCGTCGTTGCTCTCGTAATCCATGGATTTTCTCCTGTGCTTGTTATGTAGGCTTCCGTAAGGGTTCGATCAAAGCCTTCCGAGGAACCTCTTGAAAGCGGCGATCTTCGCCTCTTCCAACTTTCTCGCAGAAGCCTTCTTGATGCTGTTTCGGATCTCCTCGGCTTGCTTGGCGACGAGGAGACCGTTCTCGTAGATCCACTCCCTGCCTTCCATCACGCCACGCACGAAAGCCTCGGGGGCGGAAGGGTCGGCGACGATGTCTGCTGCGGTCGAGAGGCGGAAGTCATCCTTGACATAGGACGCACCGTTCTTCTCCTCAAGGGAGCCGACACCACGGCTCGACACGCCCAACTTCGCACCCTCATCGATGAGGTTCTTGACGATCTTGCCGTATGGGGTGTCGGTGATCTTCGCCTTGCCGTAGAAGTTCTTGCCGTCAGGATGGAGTTCCATGATCATGTGCGAGACACGCTCAAGGTTGATCGTCGGACCCTCGGGGTGACCGAGTTCACCGAACGCCCTCTTCGCCTCAACGAACTCCCTGCGGTACTGATCGACCTTGTCCTTGAGCATCTTGAACTCGTAGACACGACCGTTGCGGTTCTTGATGTCGCCTTGCAGGAAGGTTCCTTCGATGAAGTACTGCCGCTGACCGTTCTTTTCCTCGGTCAGGACTTCGATCTCCTCGTTGACCTCGCAGATGAGTTTCATCCCCGTCTCCTTTTCCCTTATGTAGTCTTTTAGATCAGAGGACGAATTCGATTATCACGGTTCCCGCCGTGCTGACGACCACGCCGAACACGCCCGTTGGGTTGATCCCGATGGGCTTCAGCGTGTACCGCTCAAAGTTGTACTCGCCAGCCGCACCACCCGTGAACACGGTCTGTCCCGACATGCTGACGCTGAAGGAAGGTGATCCCGAGACGATCTTGGAGATCGCCGCCGTACCATTCGTGATGCCCGAGCCTTCGCCGAGTTGCCTTCCGTCCGTGGTGCCGTAGTCGCAGAATGCGCTTGCGGTGATGCCGATATCGCTCACGGTTGCTCCCGTGGCGTACACGACACGCTTGTTGGTCCTTACGATCTGTGGCATTACTCGTTCTCCTCGTTCTTCCTTGCGAACCCAATGGCATGGGTGAATGCCTCCCTGCCCTCTGATGCGAGGATGAGGAAGGCTGATTGGTTGCTCTCCGACAGGCGGTCGTATGCACGGGCGAGAGCCTCTCCCTGTGCAGGGGTCATGGGTTGGGTCTCCCCGTCCAAGAGACGGATCGAAACCCTGCTGCCCGAGATGGACTTTCGTATCGCAGAGAGCATCGCATCGGCGATCTCGCCGTATCGGATGTCCTCAACGACATCCTTCGACAACTGCTTCACGACGGACACCGTCCTCGGGTTGGAGGAAACGACCGTAGCCTCCTTGCCCTTCACCGTCACCTTCGCACCATCGTCAAGAATGGAGAAGTTGGCTGCGAACTCACTCGCAGCCTTGTCCTTCTTGAACTTGACGGTGACCTTGGGCATCGGGATCAGCCCTTCCAGTTCTTCTCGACCCAGTTGAAGAACTTCTTCTTCTCGGCATCGTCCATCTTGGCAGGGGAAGACTTGCCGAACTTCTGCAAAGCCTTCTTGAAGAAGGCACGGAACTCCTTCTGCTTCGGGCTGAGTTCGGTCTCGGACATGGCGAACTTGTCGCCCTTCATCACGACCGCAGCGTCGATGTCCTCCTTGGGCGCACCCATGAGGGTCTTCTTCTTCTCACGGAGGGAGCGGTACTTCTCAATGACACGCATCGCCTCATGGAAGTTGAAGTCCACGGGCGCAGGAACCATCGCTCCCTTGCCGCTGCCATCGTCGTACAGACCACCGAATCGGTTCTCTTGCATTGCCTTCATCCTTTGCTCTCGGAGTTTCCTAGCAACATCAAGCCGCATCACGGTTTCCCTGTACATGCGGGTGCGACCGTCGATCTCGACCTTCTCTTGGATGTCTTCCGCATCAACCACTAAACTTTCGATTGGATGGATGCCCGTGCCCATGTAAACCTTGCGAGGGATTGATCCACTCCGTAGCAGTTGGTCGATTCCCGCTTTCACCGCCTTGTGGACTCCCTCTTTAGGATTCCGCTTGTAGTCGTAGGTTGCGGCTTTTATGATTTTTTCCCTTGTAGTGCCACCTGCAATGACATTTCGACCCACAAACATCGAAACCAATGCTTCCGCTTCACGGTGCATCTCAAGACTTTTTGGCGAGAAATCGTCCTGATCAAAGTTGATCAGTTTCTTTTCTCTAGCAGAGAGGTTTGCCGTCTCTTGGATGTCATCGCCTTCGGCTTCGTAGGAGTCAGCCACGCCGCCCCTGCCGTAGGAACGGGGATCATGCACTCCACCAAAACTGCGGTTGAGGTTGGGCTTGACCTTCCTGACCTTGATACCCTTGAGGTGATAGTTCAAGTCCTTCCAATCAGCCAAAAGGTCTCGGTTCCTCGTCACCATCGCAAACTTCTTCGCCTTGTTGACGAGTTTCTTCGCCTCCGCATCTCGTTGACCGTAACTGTGCCCACCACCACGACCGTAAAGGATTTCCTTTGCAGCATCAAGAAGGCGGCGCAACTCGTCATCGTTGGGAGCGACTGCCTTTTCTGCTTCTTGGATGTCCGTGTCCACGCTTTCCTTGGCGGTGGGTGCAGCGGGAGCGACGGGAGCGAGTTTCGACTTCGGCATCCGCTTGATTTGGTTGATGTACCACTTGGCGTTCTTCATCAGGTCATCGAAACTGCTGCCCGTGAGTTTCTTGAACTTCTGCTTGCTGATCTCTCCACGGATGACTTGAACCATCAGAGCAAGAGTCTTGTTGCGCTGATTGACCATGTCGCCTCTCAAGCCCGCTTGGACTTCCCTGTGGGCATCCTTGTAACTCTGAAAGCCACCGCCCCATTCGTCCTCTTGGATGCTGTCGTTGTCGTGGTTCCTGTTGCTCATTTCGGCTTCACTTCCTTCGTTGGCTTCGGCTTCGGTGGTGCAGGTGGCTTGGGAGCCGCCTTCGGTTTCGCTGCTGCGGGTGGCTTCTGCGCAGGAGGCTTGCCCTTGCCGACAGGCTGACCCGTCTCAAGTTCCTTCTGCTTGAGGTTCGCATCGGCGACCTCGTTCGGCTTACCTGCATCAACGGGTGCTGCGACGGTCGATACACCCGCAGCCTTGTCCTTTGCGATCTGCGCCGTCATTGCAGCGGCGAGTTGCGGATCCTTCCTGACATCCTTCACCATGCCGTCGATGTAGTCCTTCGCAGCCTTGATCCCTACCTTGGGACCAGGGAAGAACTCCCATCGGCGGTCGTTGATGTAGATCCTCACGGGCTTTCCGAAGCCCGTGCCCAACTGCTTGACCGTGATGCGCTGACCCTTGTAGTCCGAGGAGGATTGGAAGAACTCCTTCTCAAAGTTCGGGTCGAGGGACATATCATCCTTGGCGGCACCCGCAGCGGTCGGGACGATCTTGAGGTCCCCTGCCTTGATGGGCTTGGTCACGGGAGGAGCGGAAGGCGCACCTGGAAGGTTCTCCGAGATGATGTCCCGAGAGAGTTCCTGCCTGAGGGAGTCGAAGGTGCCGTGGATGCGTGAGAACAACTCGGTGCGGACGGAGCCCCTGAATGAGGGAGCATCCTTTCCGACGAGGCTGTCGATGGCGTTCCTGAGACGGTTCTTTTCCATCTACTCCCCTTAGGCGAGACCGAACTGCGAGTTGTCGGGTTCGATCTTTCCTGCGTTGCGTTCCTTCTCAATCTCACGGTCCATTTCCTTGATGTCGGACTCGGAGAAACCGAGGACATTCCTGCGGACCCACTCATGGCTGTAGTACTTACCTATGTATGGTTTGATGTTTCCCAACTCCTCGACCTGCTGCTTCCGCAGTTCGGCGTTCTTGAGTTCGGTGAACAGGTTGTCCTTGAGGAAGTCGAAGTAGATCGACTCCTTCATCTCGGGCCATTCGTCGGCGGTAATCACCTTCTTGAGGATCAGTTGCTTCCGAAGGATGTCGAAAAACAGTTCGCTGAACTTGGTGCGGAGCCTGTGGACGAACTTGGTGAACCTCACCTCGTCACGGGTGATCTCCGTGCTGCGACCGAGCATGAACTGCTTGTCTTGGTCGAGGCGGCTAGCGGGGACGGACAACGCCCTGTAGACCTTCTTCTGAAAATAAATGACATCGGTGAGTTCGCCGAGGTTCTGACCTCCCTGTAGGGTGGTGATCTCGGTACCACGGCTACCTTCACGGCGGGGAAGCCAATAGTCCTCAAGCATGGACATGAACTTCTTGTCATCCCTGACCTCTCCCGTGTTCGCATCGTAGACGAGGCGATTGCGGTATCGGTTCATCAGGTCCTTGACATACTGCTCTGCCTTGGTCTTGGGCAGGTTGCCGACATCGATGTAGAAGATACGCCTCTCGGGCGCACGGGAGATACGGTAGATGACGATGGCATCCTCAAGCATCCGCAGTTGGTTCAGCGGCTTGATCGACTTGTGGAGGAAGCCCACGGTGCGCTTGTAGCGGCTGTCCATGAGACCCGACGAGCAGAATGCGATGGCATCCTCGCTGATCTTGATTCCCGCAGCGTTGCCACCTGCACGGGGATTGTCCTTGTTGTACAGGTAGAAGTCCTTGTACCCCGTGATGATCTTCGTGCCGTTCTTGAGGGTCTCCTTGGTGTACTCACGGATCTTCTGAATGTTCATCGGATCGACATAGCGGAGTTCAAGGATGCCCTTCTGCGGGTTCTCCTCATCGATGATGATGTGGAAGAAGATCTTCCCGTCCACATACCATCGGCGGAAGATCTCGGCTCCCTTGGTCTCAAACTGCATGACCCTGATGAGGTTCCTGAACTCGTCGTGGATCTTCTGCTTGATGCCGTCGCTTTCGTCAAGTTTGTCGAGGAGGATCTTCACGGGAGACTTCTTCTCGCCCATGATGATGGACTCGTTGACGATGTCATCGATTGCGACCTCGACAATCGGGTCCTGCGCCATCTCACGGTACTTCATCGTGAGTTCAAAGTCGTTGCGGACGGTGCCGTCGAGATCGACATACTGACCGTAGAAGCCACCCGCTTCAACAGGAATGGCTCCGTCATCGAATGTCGGAACGACAAACGACTTCAGAGCCTTGTCCTGCTTCTTCTGTTTCTTGCTGCGGCCTAAGTCAAAGCCAAAGAGTGCCATGATGTATAGTTCCCTCGTCTACCTGATGTCAGGTGGTCACGCCTTCGACTTCAAAGTACTGATACGCAATCGTCACATCGAAGGTCGAAGGCTCGGACTGCGCCGCCATGTCGAGAGTGGTTTCTGCGATGGTGGTAGGCCAACAACCGATCAACTTGTATCGGGCGATGGGATTGCCTTCACGGGTGAGCGGGGTGACGGTCCAATCGGTCATGTAACCGCTGACACCGTTGGGACCGATGTTGGTCCTGTTGGTGTTCATCAGGTTCATCCAAGCCTCAAAGGACTTGCGGAGACCGTAGGTGCCGTCGTTGTAGACGCTCATGCCCCAATCGCTGAAGGTCTTGTCGCCAGGATACTTGAACGGGCGACCCATGTCCC